CATGAGTGGATCTTCGCTGGAAACTATAAACCCAACGTCTTCGTCGGCTACGACGCAATTGTAAGGATCGACTTCTATGGAAAACCAGCTCCGCTATAAACTCATCCTCGGCAAGTTCCGCGTCCCACGCGTGGTCCAGCGAGGCCAATTCCTCGAGTTCTCAATCGAACTCCCCGGCCTTGGCCAACTAGTCTGCACCGGTCCCCTCGCCGACGTTCGCGAAGGCGACCTCCTCACCCTCTACACGGAAATCCTCGCCAATGCCAACCCTCAGCAAGCACCACAGCAATGAGTACACAAAAATGCTCCTCGAAGGTGACTCGGGCTCCGGCAAAACCGGCTCCCTCACCTCCCTCGTCGCCGCAGGCTACGACCTCCGCATCCTCGACTTCGACAACGGCCTCGAAACCCTTAAGCAGTTCATCCTCCGCACCTGCCCCAGTCGAATTGACAGTGTGGAGTTCCGAACTCTTCGAGATCTCCGTAAGGCCACGGCTGAAGGCTCTGTCATCTCCGGGGCGCCGAAGGCATTTGTTGAAGGCATTAAACTTCTTGATCGGTGGCGCTACAAAGACCTCGACGGTACAGAGTGTGACCTTGGAGTACCCGCGGAGTGGGGACCGGGCTGTATCCTTGTGGTCGACTCCCTTACCTTCCTCTCCGATGCGGCCTGGGATTTTCGTGAGCCGCTGGCCGTTCGTGGTAGAGATGGCAAGTACGATCTACGTGCGGTTTATAAAGATGCGCAGGATGCCGTCGAGAACGTTCTCGCCCTCCTCACTTCAGAATCTTTTAGAACAAACGTCATCGTCATCTCCCATGTTAAATACGTCGACAATCCAGACGGTACTCGTAACGGTTACCCAACTGCCGTCGGGTCCGCCCTCTCACCGATCATCCCACGATACTTCAACTCCGTAGCCCTTTGTCAAACCAGCGCAGGAGGAAAACGAACACTTCAAACCGCTGCCACTGCCATGATCGATCTCAAGAACCCAAAGCCGTTCGAAATGCTCCCCCACTACCCGATCGAAACCGGCCTTGCCGACTTCTTCGCGGTCCTGCGCGAACAGCCGAAGCCGGCCAAGCCAAGCCTTAGGAAAGTCAAATAATGCAGTGCAACTGTCTACTACCTCGTAGAGTTGACTGCAAGCATTTGGGTTTTCCAAATGGCTGTTACTACCTGGAGGAGCCTCCTATGCCCCGCGGAGTTTACCAACGCAAACCGAAACCCAAACGAAGGAGTTCAGCCAACCCAGCAATCCAAGCAATTAACCTTGCAATTCGAGATCTAAAAGCCAAAATCCAACAACTCCGTAACATCAAAAAGGAACTCTAAAATGGCAAAAGCAGCCATCCGTCCCCAGCCCAAGACCTTCGAATCCGTTTTGGACATGCCCGCCTCGGAAATCGAGCGTCCCAAGCCTGTCCCTGTCGGCTCTTACGTCTGCGTTGTCCAGGGCCAGCCTCGGATCGACAAGTCTGCCAAGAAGCAGACGGAGTTTTCCGAGTTCACCCTCAAGATCCTCGAAGCCCTCGACGACGTTGACTCCGATGCCATCGAGGCCTCGGGCGGAGTTCAGGGCAAAATCCTGAAGGTCACCTTCTACCACATCGAGAACTCCATCTCCATCTATCGCCTGAAGGAGTTCCTCGAGCACCTCGGGATCGACATGGACGAGGGCGAAAGCCTCCGTCAGGCAATGGCAGAGGCGGCAGGCAAACAGGTGACCGCCTACGTGGTCCACGAAGCCTCACAGGACGGAGAAACCGTCTACGCGAAGGTGAAGAACACCGCTCCCGTCGAGTAACCCAACACGCCCAACTGGCCAGGGCGCAAATGCCCTGGCCCTTTTCTGCGGAGCCTCCAATGGACTACAGATGCCCCGATTGTGGACAGGTATGGGACCCAAGGCCGGGTGCGACCAACACATGTAAGATGCTGCGCAATCCTACTGAGTGCAGGCGATTGGAGGCAAGGGCCTTCCTGATAAAGCACTACGCGCCACATCTCAAGGAGAATTCTATGCCCACCACCGACGCCCTCCTAGCTGAGCGAGAAAAGACCCACGGAGACTTCACCATCCACGCCCAAATCACTCAAGACCTTAAGACTATAATGGCAGCCACAGGAGTTTGGCCAAACCTATCCACCTACTCGCGCGAGGCCCTCGAAATGATCGCCCATAAGATCGGCCGGATCCTCGCCGGCAACCCCAACTTCCGCGATCATTGGGACGATATCGCTGGTTACGCTAAGCTGGTCGCAGACCGATGTCCCAAATAGCCCTAGTCGGCGAAGCCTGGGGCGAGGAAGAGGCGCGTCAGCGCGCCCCTTTCGTCGGCTACTCGGGCCAAGAGCTAACGCGCATGCTCTCCGAGGCCGGCATCCATCGAGCCGACTGCTTCCTAACGAACGTCTTCAACCTCCACCCACCAGGGAACAAGCTAGAAACCCTCTGTGGGCCGAAGGCCTCAGCCCTCCCTGGCTACCCTGCACTCCTCAAAGGAAAACATATCCATGTCCGATACACAAGAGAACTTGAGCGGTTGGGAGATGAGCTTGTTGGGGTCAATCCCAACATTATCATTGCCCTCGGAAATACGGCTATGTGGGCGCTGCTTGGTAAGACTGCTATCTCCAAAGTTCGCGGAACCACAGATCTCTCTACTCACACAGTTACTGGCTACAAAGTCCTGCCCACATATCACCCCGCGGCGGTCTGCCGACAATGGGAGCTGCGCCCAGTTACAATCCTCGACCTCAACAAAGGGTTGAGGGAGAGCGAGTTTCCAGAGATCCGTCGGCCGAAACGGGAAATCTGGATCGAGCCAACCTTGGAGGACATCTATGAGTTCGAACGACGATACATCCAATCCGCTAAAATCCTTAGCGTTGACATTGAGACAGTTGGCAGCCGAATTACGTGCATTGGGTTCGCTACCAGCGAACGATTTGGAATTGTTGTTCCTTTCGATGACGCCAGAAAGAAGGATAGGTCTTACTGGAAGTCTGGAGTTGAGGAAAGAGCAGCTTGGGGAATTGTTAAGGGCATTCTACAAAATCGAAGGCCTCCGAAGCTCTTTCAGAACGGCCTCTACGACATCGCCTTCCTCTGGCGGGCCTACGGGATCAAGACCTTAGGCGCCGAGCATGACACGATGCTTCTGCATCATGCCCTCCAACCCGAGTCCCTCAAAGGCCTTGGTTTTCTAGGCTCGATCTACTCCGATGAAGGAGCCTGGAAGCACATGAGGACTAAGAGGGAGACGATTAAGCAGGACGACTAATGACACAACTTGTCCCATTCCAAGAAGCTAGGTTACCTACCGTGGTACAAGCAAAGGCGGCTGTAGACAAAGCACAAACTGTAGATGAGGTACGTCAGATCAACAGTTTATTTGAGGCTGCCAGAGTATATGCATCCAAGATGGGCGACCTTTATAAACAGGCTGATGCAGCAGAAGTCAAATTCTACTGCGACACGAGGATAGGAGAGATGTTGGCAAAGCAGCCAAAGCGGTATCACCGAGATATGCTAAAGTCCGGGGTGGACTTTAGCACAATAGAAGAACTTAATGCTGCTGGCCTTTCCCAACGCCAACTCGACAAGGCAAGAAAAGCCTACGCTATCGAAGACAAGGCAAAGCACGTTGCCGAACTACGAGATAGGATTATAAATCACGCAGCAAGAAAAGCTGCAATAGAAACTTCTAAGGAATTCAACCAACGAAGCAAGGTTATTAACATGCACATACGACAGTTCCTTACATTTGAGGAACCAGTCGGTAGGGACCTACTCGAAGTTATATCGAGTATAGACAAGTTCGATCTCCCCGAAGACGTTGAACAAATAAGAAGAATGCAAGTTAACTGTGAGCAGCTTGCATTAAGAGCCGCTAACCTCGCACGCAAACTTTCTGAATCTCTAACCCAAAGGGAGAAGATCATCAATGAGTGACCTAGTCAAGATATCCATCATGTTCGAAATCAAGGCCATGTTTGAGGCTTCGGAAGACGGCACACTGACAGCTAATAATGTCCATACCATTACAAGACTTACTGAGGCCTCGTTCCCAAATGCATATTATGCCGACACAACTGAGTGCATAGTTAAGCTTGGCGAGTTCAAGGGTGTTTCCATGTGTGGAGGCGGTGCGCTTGTATACTATAAACGAATTAGAGACTGCGACAAGGAACAGGTTAGAGACATTATCAAGGTGCGTAAAGCTTGGAAGGAACAGACAGTGATCCTCGCAGAGATAGAACTCGAACAGGCCTATGACAGGTTGGTTAGTATATGAAGATCATCCACACCGACTCCCTCGACCCCAAATCCCTCTCCGCCTGGGAACGGGAGCAGGTCTACAACGGCCTCGACTGCTGCGTAACCGCCGAGGTCTTCGACGCCCTGCTCCCACAACTCGACAACCACACCA